GGTACAAACTTGTTATTCACAAGTTCTTCAAACATACCCTGAGATTTGTTCGCATATGTCACAATTTCTATGGACATGGCTCTATACATTATAGAAACATCTTTCTTCACGGATGAAATAACTTAAAGTATAAGCTACTATGTAAAGTGTGGGCGTCCCACCCGCATCGTTATATCATTTGGTCAGTCACATGACCATGTGCACCGTTCTTATAGCTCAGTTGGTTAGAGCGTGGTGCTTATAACGCCAAGGTCACGGGTTCGAGCCCCGTTAGGAACAACTAATATCCATGTTTTAAATGTTTGGGAAGTGCACCTGGATTTGTTCGAGAAAAGAACAAAGTTCGACCATGATCACTATGTTTTATGGTACTTGTATGACTTCGGTCAATATGTATAAAGTTTCGTAAATCTTTGTAATATACACGAGCACCCCTCGAAATGATATCCTCGTGTTTCATATCGATATGGTTATCCATTGGTAAGAAGAAACGCTTGTACCACCGCATGTTTGGAATATTGACAAGGTAACATTTCGTACTCGAGATCCATTTCACTTTTTCTAAATTTCCTTCCTCCTTTTCGGGAAGTCTAGATAAACAATGGAAGAAACATATCTCGAAATCATCTCCCTTTTCATCAATGACAGATTGTACCTGATCATATAATTTGTTTGACTTAATCACAACATTGTCTTCGAAGATAAGTGCATACTTAACATTCTGATTTTGGCATTTTTCATAGATTTTCATATGACCCATCATACAACCTATAGCCCCAAGATTGAAATATGTTATGTCGGGTCTTAGTACAGTTGGATCGTGATACATTTCAACAGCTTTATCATAGTAATCAGGATCTACATGTTCACGAAATCTTTTAGCCTTTTCAGGTGTTCTAGTATCTTTGCCATATACGATTTCGAGTGGAATCTTCTTGTGTATACTTTGTAAGAATTTTTCACTACGCCCCCTTTCGTTCTTAAGTGCGAGTAAGAAACATTTAAATTCGTATTTGTTGCGTTTTGAGCGCATAAGTAAGATGATGACGGACAATAAAAGTACTACATATACGAGCATACTATTGTAAAGAAACATTTTTATGGAGATTATTATTAACTCAGTTGGACTGATCAGTTCTATTCTTATCGCTATCATGTTTATACCACAAGTCGTTCACGTATACAAGACGAAGGATACTCGTGCGATAAATTATTCGTTCTTGTTGATTAATATGTTAGCGAGTACAATGGGTCTCATATATTCCATATACTTCACAGTGATTCCAATGATAGTAGCGAATACTTCAGCTGGCCTTTTTTCGGTCTCACTTATAATGATGAAATACATAAACGAACTTAAAGAAAAAACCACTACTAACACTATACCTGCTCCTATAGTGTAGTTGGTCAACACTGTGGACTTTGAATCCACCACCCGTGGTTCGAATCCACGTGGGAGCTACTTTCCTCCTTTAGCTCAGTTGGTAGAGCAGTGGACTGTAGTTCCATTTGTCATTCGTTCGATTCGGATAGGGAGGATCCATTCTCCCATAGCTCAGTTGGTAGAGCGCGCGACTGTTAATCGTGAGGTCATCGGTTCAAACCCGGTTGGGAGAGAAATAGCTTAAAAATACTAAACCTAAGAACAGTAATGGTACCTGTTGTTAAGTTTTTGTCATCACCATTTGTGATACGTTCACGTAGACGTTCCGAGTGTGTGCCTAAATCATCTGCCTTAGATGCACCACCACCACCCATAGATACAACGAAAGAATGGGAGTTTGGGAAATATTGTTGGAAAGCTATTGTAGAGTCGACTGACAAGGAAACTGGTAAACATGACCGAACGTTTATTGGGTACAGTCAGAATATGAATATCACAGACAGGACGAGAGGTGCATGTGATAGACATAAAAAATCTGGGACCGAGTGTAGCGAACCCGTCATGGTAATGAAGGGTGGTGAATGTGACGAAGTCATATTTATGAAGACAAAAGATGGAAAAATGGTAAATCTTACTAATCCGTTTCACTAATTGAAATTGGAGGTGCTTCGAGTATCTCAAGTTCGAGAACATTCTCTTGAACTTGAGATGGTTTTACATATGCGATGCGACAATCTTTAGCCCGGAGTACATGATTACCAGTTGGTTGAGGAACCGCGATTGGTTTACATAGAAGTGCGAACATTTTAGACTTCTTCGATGCCACCGGTATAATATAGACGTCTATTAATTTTTCGAAGTAAATTCTTGTTCTCTAGATATGCCATACGTGGCCCACGTACGAATAAACCTTCTCGTTCGATGCGCACGGACATATACTGTGTACTATTGTCTCGACAATACGTAGAACGAATCTGCACGTCTTCCTCTGAATCGACTACACAATCGAGCACGACATCGAGCGGACCCATATGTTTTACAATGGATTCAAACGTATCATCTGATTGTTCAACATGTTCTGGTAAAAATGTAATCATCACACGAGGTCGCTCCATCTGATTTATCATCCTTTCGGCACTTCTGTAGTTTTGTGATATATGAAGCCTGTGATCATCTCGAATTCTCCATGCTAGCTTTGTTCCTACACCCTGTAAAGAAATGGGTGTGACGATACCGATCGACATATTTTATTCTGTCGCCTATAGTTTAAGTAAATTTAATATTGGAAAAGAATAAACGATGAATCACTGCCTGGTGTTCGGATCCAGGGGACACCTAGCTCGAACTCGTATCATCCCAGCTCTCAAGAAATTGGATTGCCCTCACACTCCCATTTCTAGACAGCAAGTGACGAACCTCGAACACCTTAGAGATGTCAAGAACGTTGTGGCGTACATGTCTATCCCTACACACAACTTTTGTGAAAATGTGGAACCCTACCTCGATCTTGTCGATGCGACGTACATCCTCGAGAAACCACATGGACACTCTAAGTACGACTTTGAGAGAATCAAAGACTTCATCAATGAGAATAATTTGAAAGTGGTTTACAATGACCACTATCTAGGTAAAGACGTTCTGCGATTTATCCAGACACCAAAGAAACTCGAGTCTATCAAAATCAAGTTACATGAGAGTGGTGACATGAACGAAAGGATTAATTACTTTGATACTGTGGGTATAGTGGGGGACATGTATCAAAGTCATTGTGTCCTGCTGTTCGCGACAATTATCGCGAAACATACGTCTAGAAATCGTGAAGAAATCTTAAAAGAATTGGCTTCAGTTGAGCCGGAAATAATTCAAATCGCGAGAAGCTTAGAATACAAGGGTACAGCGCCCACGGAATGCAAAATTAGAATGACATACAAGGGTATTGAATTAGAAGCCGATTTGGCCAAGATGGTTTCCGGAGACAAATACATTCTCATGAATGATAATGATAAATGGAACCTAGATATGGGTGGATGCGCATACGAAAGTGTTCTCAGGGAAATCAAGTGTGGTAACGGAGACTTGTTCCTAAAAGAGAAGGAAGTCGATTATCTTTGGGATCACGCCTCCATAATCTCGTGTTGACCAAAATAGTTACGCTGTGCCATGATAAACTTCATAGATGTCGATTTTTCATGAATGAAATCATACTGAGAAAGTGCAGCCTGTACAGCGGGACACGGAATACCCGCCGCAACACAATACATCACCATGACCCGTGCGTTTTCAGCCGTCTGTTCGATGATGGTGCGGTAATCCTCGCCAATCATAGGACACTCGATGATAGTACCAGAAGACCATGCCTGTTTGATACTCTCGTTAGACACGTGCCGAGTCTCCATGAGATCGTAACCCTCGAGGAGGGATGTCGCGAACACAAAACGAAGTGCGTCCACAGCGACTGTGAAATCGATGGCGCAGTTTTTATGATTGGCTGTATTAACCGCCTTAACCGTACGACTCGTGAAACGTGTATTCACAGCGGAGTTAATCGTGGGAGTGGGAATATGATATTCCATACCAATCTCCGAACACCATAGACCCGTGTTATTCATGTGTCCGATGTCAGCAATCTTGTTGAAATCGTATTCATGAAGTACATCCATCGCCGACTTGGTGAGGTAGCCATAAATGTCAGTATTTTCAATTCGCTTGAGCACCTGTCCCATGTAGTACTCATCCTGGTTACAGAATGCGTACACATCAGCGATACCCTGTAGCATACCGTACTCCACACCATTATGTACCATTTTGGTGAAGTGACCAACGCCGTAATCTTCGCCCATATAGGCGTAACTCTTAGCGAAAGACTTGAAGAGCTCTTCATGTTCCTCAAAAGTCTTCGAAGGCCCGCCAATCATGAGTGCGGGGCCTAGTCGGGCACCCTCTGCACCACCGGAGAGACCAGTTCCGAGGTACCCTATTCCCTTCGACTGACAGAATGCACCTCGATTCCTTGAAGTTCGGTAAAATTCGTTCGAACAGTCGATGATAGTGTCACCACGTTTCATCACTGAACCTAGCTTTTTCACCATGTTATCCGTTGTCTCTCCATGTGGGAGAGCTGTGATGATCGTGCGAGGCTCCTTCATATCAGAGACCATCTCTTCAACATTTTCGTAACCCTTCACGTGAGAAGACTTCTTAACGATTGCCTTCACTTTTTCAGGTGAACGATTACACACATTAAGTTCGTGAGACTTCTGGATGTTTAGGGCGAGGTTACCGCCGATGGAACCGAGACCGATGAGACCGAGAGACATTATACCTTCAGTGTGTCCCATCCTTTTATACTGATTTCACTCTCTTCACACCACGGGTACACCTCCTCACCTATGAAGTTTAGAGCATCTGTACCTGCTTCGATACACTGGTCACAGATTCCCTTATTGTCATCGATGATGAGACCGATGTTGAGGGCACGACAGATGTCAGATTTTTTCACTTCATGGGGAGTATAGCTATTCGTGAGGATGACATCATCGAATATTCCCGGAAAATACGTATCAATCCAAGTTTCCGTCTCCTCTCTCACAGAATCTTGACGCCCGGTGACGATGTACATTTTCTTCGCGCGTTTACGAAGCAGGTACATAGCCTCCTGTGAACCGCGTATAGGTGTGAGATCCAGGAAGTCTTTGGATTTGTAAAAATCTTGAACCATCTTTTGGGACGCCGTCTCATCTATGTCAAATATTTGACGATATACATAATTGTATCGAGGTTTACGTATAACTTTATGATGATGCTTGGCCATTGGTGCAAGAAACTGTACTAAAACTTCATCGATATCGATGGCGATTCTGTTCATTTCTATATTTCAACATTATTCATAATCTCTAATTACGACACCTACCGGAAAGCGAGGGACGTTCAAAGCAGTCAGGTTTTGGAAACGTACAGTGAGCATCTTTCCAATGTACTTCTTATAATTCTTGTAGTGTTCTTCCCTCTGAGCGATAGTTCCTTCAGGTCTGACGGTAAACTGGTGCCCATCTTTGGTCTTACAGACCCACACGACAGCATCCGCGTCGCGACCATGTCCCGTCTTAGCACCGACAATCTCATATTCCTCCGTCTGGAAATCTTTGTGTTTGAGAAGGTAATTGCTTCGCTGACCCACTTCATATACACTGGTGCGATCACGAATCATCGTACCTTCGTAGCCTTGTTGCATGAACATCTTGTGAAAGCTGGTCATGTCTGAATGTTTCTTCACACTGAATGTTTCGACATATTCATAATGCGGGTTTGAAAGAGACTTAACCTTTTCCCATCGTTCCTCGAAAGTCATCTCAATCTTCTTAATGTCAAAAAAATCAAAGACATAAAACTTGAGTTTCAAAGGATCGGTTTTGAACGTACTCGTGAGATTCTCGAACGTGAGATTGGGATCGTACGCTTCTCCATCGACATATTGTCCTTCCTTGAGACCTTTACCGAGAACTTCTGTACCGGGAATGATTTTTCCAGTTCTCGAAATACCACCATCTTTTGACACGAGAAGACGAACACCATCCAATTTGGGTTGCACATAGAAGGGTTCAGAGATGTACTTTTGTCGATCCTCCCATTTGTTCGCGAGCATAGGCAACACCTGTGTACATTTGGTTTGTTCATTGTTCCACATCGTCTGGGCTCGTTTGAGCGCCTTTTCGTACCCAGTCTTGACATTCGTTCGAGATTCCACACACTTGTCACTTCCCACAATTCCAGATGTCTTCACGATGTCCGCAGTTCCATTCTTTAGGTCCTCAACTTTTATGTCGATGTATCGATCGCGGCCGTGCTTGTCTTGTTTGATAAGGCGTTCCATTCTGTGAGTAAATAAATTCTCAACTTTAATTAGATGTCTGAAATACCAGTTGTGAATTATGGCAGAATGGAGCGACTTAGGCCTCCAGAGAGCACATTCTTGCCTCTGAACATGAACACGTTTTGTATCGCGTTCATTATTTTATGTATTTTAGGACTATACAAGCGTTCTATGTCTATTAGTCAAGCGCGGAAACGATTCCATACTTGAGACACTTTTCTGGTCCGAGATAGATATCCTTCTTCATGAGTTTCTTGAATTTACGTTCAGGAATTTTTGTCTTGGAAAGGTACATCTTTTTTAGCATTTTCATAAGTTTATCTGTTGACTTCAATTCATGTTTGAGATCATTGAAACTACCCCACATTTCCGTACTAATTTGATGGATGAGAAGGTAAGCATTTTTACCCATACGACGTTCTTTACCACCCAGAAGTACAAAAGTTGCTGCACTACAGCAGGATCCCTGAGCTATAGTGACTACCTTCACACGAGATCGTTCAAGAACGTTCATCATGTTTAGACCGGCATAAACATCACCACCTTCACTCATGATGTGTACCCGGATTAAGGGATCATACCCGACCAGTTCGGCCATTTTTTTAAGAAGGTCGATCTCGAGCTTCTTGAACTTCTCGACAAAGTCTAACGCATTTTCGCGATCGATGTCACCGTAGAAGAGGATTTCATTTCCGATAATTTTGACACACTCCTCGACATCATTGTCCTTGTTATCATCTTCTGTCGTAGGCATTCTTGAGAGCCTTCTTTACTCTTGATACGTCTTTCGATTTTAAGCCATTTCCAACAGCGAGATGATTAATGACATCGAAATCTTGTGGTGTGATTTTATACTCGAGTAGTGGTTCCAGGTCTCCAATTTCTGCATATTTCTTTAATAAACAAAGTTCTTCGATGCCAAGTCCGGTTCTAGATTTTATACGAATATCGTGGAACTTTTGTTTTCGCATTTTATAGTTTCCAAGTTTTGTCCAACAACTACCTGGTCGTAACTTATCTTTTTCAAGTGGTTCACCAAGAGATGATTTAGGTATCGTCAAAGCATGTAAAACGAAGTACGGCATAAGATTCCAATTTCCAAATTGGTATATGTGATTATCAATAACATCTGCTAACGAAAAAGCGTTTGTACACCCGAGTACATCTACACCTTTTGAATCGATGTAATTTTCTTGGAATATGTCCCACATATGTCCATGTTCTGGTATACTGTCAAGAATTTCAATTGAAGTAGGATCACTTAACACGTCAGCAATGAATTCTTTCGGTGTTTTAAAGTCATCCATTTCATCATACCCTTCGAGGTATGTAAAAAAATTCCGTATATTTCCCTGTGATCGAATAGCCGCGTTGTATGCTTCAGATCCCTGTTTATCCGTAAGTGTCAAAAGAACTTCTGGTTTGTGTTTAGGAATCATAACTGTTTCGAAATTGGGAAACATACACATCGAACTCGTGGTCACGATAAGTGATCCACGTGTAAGTTTGTGACCATCAGAAACCTGTTCTATGATTGGTTTGAACACACTATCATAATTGTCAATGTATACATGTTTTACACTTGGTTTAATAAACGGTAAAAAATGTGAATCCTTTTTTAGATGATGTGGTAGGAGTTCAACGTGTTTCATGTTTTCGAGAACCTTTTCTAGAATGAATGTTTTACCAACACCGATCGACCCACATATGAAAACATTCTTTCCTTCTTTTATGTGTCGTCGAATGAGATCAATTTGTTTTGTATGAATCGTTGTAACAACGGGACTTTTTTTTTGCTCGACTATTTTAATGAAGGAATCCATTGATGATCTTACTAATCAGGCCATAGATTTGGTACTCAAAAATGACGCACTACATGAAAGAATCGTAAAACCTTTAAGGCGTAAAATTTTACCATTCGTTGTATCAGTAATCCTTACCAATATTTTAATGTTTATTCTTTTGGCGTACCTTGTTCGACGTCTGTCTCTTCTTCCTCTTCATACTCTTCAGTTTCCTCCTCAGGTTCCTCTTCCTCTTCCTCATTAGAGGAGAACATCTTACCAATCTTTTCAAATGGTGTATCTTGTGTGATGGCACGAATGGGCTCGATTGTTTTGGGTAACTTGAGTGTCGGGATAGGACGTACGGTCAGTATTTCTGGTTTGGTAAATACACCTTCAATTGGGTATTCTTGTTCAAACTTAGTTAGAATGTTTTTGGGTATGGGAGGCGACTGTTCCAGTAAGCTGTCATACGTCGCTTTACATTCTTCGACAAACTTCAGGCCTTCCTTCTTACGTTCTTCACGTGGGAGAGAGAGTTGTAAACGAATGTTTCTCGAGAGGCTACCGTGACCTAACGCAGCGGTTCTATGATTCTCCATCAGTTCATTCACCTTGAGGAACTGCATGATGGTAGCTATAAGTCCTGCTACAAGATTCAAGCCACCAATGATGGATGGTGCAGCGGGTTGGATACTAGCAGGTAATGTACTTTGGGCAAAATTGGCTGTTCCAGTAATAGTCGATAAAACGATGACAGGTAGATTAAAACGCAGACTCATCTTTTTAAACATCAAGAAAGCCCTGTGGTGCATGTACCTGTAACACGCAGATGATTCACCCCATTGACGCAGTACGTTTTCGTGGTACTCGTTCCACATCACCTCCATATTAATTTCTTCACTCATGTTATAATAGATGAACATAATATTCCTCATTCATCTTATTTTCTTGATCGGTATCCTCGTCGTTCCTTTCACGAATGATCGCAGGAGTCTAGAATTTTATTCAGTGCTCATACCATTCATATTTTACCACTGGTCCGTGAACGATGATACATGTGCTCTCACACAGGCTGAAATGGCCATCACTGGGCAGAAGAAGGAAGAGACGTTCATGGGGCGCGTGGTTGGACCCATTTATAAGATGGAAGAGAATGAGATCAATCATCTTACAAAGACTGTATTCTTCGTATTATGGGGATTTGTTCAGTATCGTCTAGGACACTTTGATAACATCATCAAAGATACCTTCAAGGTTTGGAGAGGTCAGAAAATTCATTGACTTTTCTTGATGAGTTCCTGAACACGTTTCACAAATTCCCGGTTACGCTTAATCTTGGGATCGGCGTTAATGATACGGAGTAGGGCGGCGGAAGGTATCTTGGGTGCATTACCTTTAGGTTTCGGAGTCGACTTCAATTTTTTACGCGCATCCTGAATTTGCTTTACACTTGGCATTTATTATAAACCAACAAATTTAAATTTATCAAATGAGTGAACACATGTCCTAAAATTGTCGTATACAATCATACATAATGCGTCGGCTATATCATGCTTTCGTTCATATTGATTCAATATATCCTTATTAATGTACTTTTCTGAAATACAGGTAGTTCTCTCTTTACGTTCTTCGTAATTAAGATGTCTCATACCAAAATGAACATGCATGCTCACGGGTGAAATTAATTTAACCTTATCTCTGAACATGTAATGTAACAAAATTTCTATATTTTGAAACCCACCCGGTGGTTGTCTCTCAATCAATATTTTATCAGCTTGATTGAAAATTTCTTTATAGTCATCTACAAATAAAGGAATTAAATCCACGAAATCATTCGACTTTATATATTTATAGTCTTCCAAATTTACTTTGTTGATATACTCAACTGTGATTTTAGGACCACTTAAAGATTCGGCTAAGACTAAACCCATATTATGATACCCAATATCTATAGACAACACTTTCATGTCTTTATGTAAAAGAATTTCCTTAACTATAGTAAATGAAGAATAAGACGAAAATACACATGGTGTCGAGTGTGTTAATCGTAGCGGTACTTGCATTGGTATACATGTGGTACAATCCCCGCGTCGTGAAAGTTGAGTCCAGACCACAACTCCCCGTTCCACCTCGTCCCACCGCTGTGCGACGTGACCCTGAGTACAGGGGTCCACCCATTAAAAAGTATAAACCGGGACATATGCAACAAATGGGCATTCTTACCGGTCCGGGTGATGTGACGATGCCTCTTTATGGTAAAGAGGTAACAGGCAGGCGTGATCGGTATAATTACTACACGACCACAGCTGGGCAGCAAATTTATCCCGTCCCCGTGAGTCATAACGCACGCGACTGTATGGAAGATATAGGGTGTCAGGAACTCTATGGAAATGAAACAGTCTCAGTGACTGGTAAGACTGGTTCATTCAAGGTGAACATGTATCGCACTGATAACTTTTTTTAAACTTTGGCAATCTTTCGTCCCTGCCCGACGAGCTTACTACTCGAACAACAGGAACAACAGAATAGGAGTAACATCGTGGGATAAAAGGGTGCAGGCATCGGAAACGGGAATGTTTCACTCCAGAAACGATATCCCATGTATAACATCGCGAGTGAGCATATACAACTACAGAGCATAGAGGCTGCTGACATGGGTTTAGGTTTACCCTTCGAACTCATGTCAGGAATCGGGCTTACAAAGAACCATAGGGACGACAGCGCTTGGCCCATTGTTTATTTTACCCTGAGAAAATTAATAGGTTTTGATACCAGTCAGGCCATGTAGAGTGTATTGAATTACGCGTAACGCACCCGAAAACGCCGAGCAGGCGCACAGTGCCATACCAGCAGTGACCATGGCGGTTTGCTCTTCCATGTTTTGTAACATCATCAAAATGAAAATGTTTACGAGAAGACTCGAGGATGTGGACGATGCCATCGGTAAGGCAGATTTCCTAGACATTTTGTTATACAGTATTAACAGAAATTATTCTCCCGAATGATGTCATATTCTCGGTGATGAAGATTTGTACCAGTACGTAACCTAGACTTGATCTGTATGAGTTCCTTGATGGTATCATCATCAAGATTTTTGAAAAAATCCATCTTCGCTTCCATGTCATCCAATTCGTGATGTTCTTTCCGGGCTTGTACGTACGGCCATGTGTGCTTTCTGAGGGATGCAACTTCATCTTCTAATTGTCGGATACGTGGGAGGAGTACTTTACTGATCATCATCTTCAATTCAATCACATCACTCATCTTGAATATACGGAGTTTGTCTTCTTTAAATTTTATGATAGCCTATAGTAATATGCAGTATAAGGAACTGAAAGAAAAGGCGAAGAAAATGGGTCTACGTGTCACGAAGGACGTGCGTGGTAAACGTGTCAAACTCACGGCGAGGGAACTTCGATCGAAACTCAGGATGAATTTTGAAAATAGCGTCAAAAATGCTCAGCAGGTGATTCGACTTTGTAAGACAATCGTCGTTCCCACTTCTCCGATCATACCCAGAACCGGTGGACCACCCCCTCCGCCACCACCACCTCCTTCCCAGCCACCCAGGAAACCGGTCATAAATTCGACCCGCGCTAAACTCATGGCTGAATTGAAAGCCAACCTGAAAAAACGAGGACTCAAAAAATAATCTCATCGATTAGTATAAGCACGATCATGGATAATTCCCAGTCCAAGAATAACAAGCCCGCGAACAACGCGAAGCCCGCGAACAACGGCAACAAGCCCGCGAACAACGCGAAGCCCGCGAACAACGGTAACGCTAACAAGCCTGCCAACAACGCGAAGCCTGCCAACAACGGTAACGCTAACAAGCCCGCGAACAACGCGAAGCCCGCGAACAACGGCAACAAGCCCAACAACGGCAACAAGCCCAACAACGGCAACAAGCCCAACAACGGCAACAAGCCCAACAACGGCAACAAGCCTGCCAACAACGGCAACAAGCCTGCCAACAACAACGGCAACAAGCCTGCCAACAACGGCAACAAGCCTGCCAACAACAACGGCAACAAGAAGCCCAACAACAACGGTAACAAGAAGCCCAACAACAATGGCAACAAGAAGCCCAACAACAACGGTAATGGTCTCAACAATGGTGCCAAGAAGCTTCGTGAGCTCGCCCTTAAGCTTGCCACCAACGCGATTAACAAGGCTCGTCAGCAGATGCCTAACAACGCTTAAAACTGTATGCGTTAATTAAGTAATGAATCTGGTACGAGTAAAGCAGAGCTTGATTAATTGGTACGACACAAAAGTCTACGATGTAATCAAAGAGTATACATCAGAAACTGATATAGATGAGAAATTCGTAAAGCTCTATCTGGGTGAAGAACTTTACGAACGTCTTGAACTAATGACACGATTTGTGGAACAAGTCGAGTCGCTTAAACGATCTGTATGTTGAATCGCTTCTTCATAAACTTTTTGACATCCTTCATATCCGGGAAACTCCAGAGATACCAACGTGACCAAAATCCAGCCCCGTTGATACCACTCATTTTCCAATTTTCTTTGTCACTCCGGTCTATGTTTAGCATCATATCCTGAATCCTCGATGGATTTCTTTCAGCGATGATACGTCTTGGTATTTGCCCACCATGTCGTAACACGTACGATCGCATGCGAGAGGGTGTTTTGTGTTTCGTATAATCTGAATACCCTCTCGCACCAAAGTCGACAGTCTTACCGTTTTCTAATATCGCCCTGAACTTCTTTTTAGAATCGGGGC